TTGCACCCCAACCAAAGAGTCAGGAGAAGGTGTGCTTCCATCACGAGCTTCATTTAAACCTGTAACTGCACGTATCATATCTAAATAATGGTTGTAATTAGCAATAAGCATTTGTGTTTTTGATGCTCCTGAATTAGAAGTTAACTGTTGAATAGGAACTCTACCTTGATTGAAATCTCCTTCTTGAGTATAACTTCTACCCACTACACTACCAGTTTGAAAATATAGTCTTAAGGCATCTTCTGGATTATATGCCGAACCTGTTCCTAAATCTACCTCATTAAGTCCATCAGCATCAATATATACCCCATCAGGAACAGTTCGGGCTATAACTTGTTGTAGTTTTAAATGTGTTATTTGTATCAAGTCAGCAAATGGTATCATTCTTCTAACTAAAGATTCTATAACTCCTTTATACATTCTTGGTGCTACCGCTATGTAATTAGGTAATGCATGTTGAGAGGATGATTGAGGTCTTACCATATTTTTAGCAAGTTCCCATTTTAGTATAATATTAGTACCCATAACCATAACACC